GGCAACCAATTCAATTTGTCAGTAAGAAAATTATTATAACGTCATCAAAGCACCCTAATTTAATATATAGAAAAGCGGTGCAAGAAGATAAAATAGATCAACTATATAGAAGATTCGATATATATAAAGTAGAAATAGGCAAAATAACTGAAATGCCTAACGAATGCCGTATAATCGAAAAACGTCGCAAAGAAGAAGAACTAAAAAACAATATAACAGTAAAATCAAACAACGAAAAACCAACAAAAACCGAAGAAACTGATGAAACTGTTATATTTGGAACGACTGTGAGCGACGATGATGACGATTTAAATGAAAAAAGCGAGTGACACTCAAGTCACAAAAATGACACACAAGTGGTCAGGGGGTAATACTAAGGCGACTGTGTCACCTTTCCCCTGACCTATATTTTAATAACACTTTTTTATATTTAGTATCAAGATGGTTATCTTCCGCCCATCTTGCATGTTGTCAACGATAACAGTCCAAAATATGAACGCAGACGCTTACGCGCCTGCACTCTTATATATTTTGGCTGTTACATTGCCAAAATTCCAGATGTGCGCGGGGCAATTGATTGGTTGGGTTGGAAGTACGTAACCTATGGTTACTCCCAGCCTGGATACTTTATTTTTTATGACTAAAAAAACATTATAAAATTAAGGATTATTAGGATTACGAAGATTATTCGCGACGGCATATATAGCTAAAGCAGCTTGTGAAACAGTAAGGTTAAGAGCTGGATAAGATCCTCCACTAAAAGTGATACGAGGACCATTACCAGTAGAATTATAACCTCCTTGAACTTGGAAAGCATATACACAATGTAAACCACCTAAGCAACCATTGAGAGAATAATCAGCGAACCCAATAGCAAGACTAGGATCGGAGATTTTAGTAATATTCCCAGTAACAGCAACAATAGGTTCATTAACCGCTAACACTCCAGGAGTATCAACCTGGAAAACAACAACTATTTGACCAGTAAAAGCCGGATTAATAAATAACATACCATTACCTGCAGTAGCTTCCCACGGACTTTGACCCAAAGCAGTGAAAGATTGATCAGACACGAGGGCATTATATTGCCTAGGTATATTATAAAGTGCTGAAGTAGAAGAAGAAGTCAAGACAGGATAAATACCAAAAGGAACAAGCTCCGTAAGAGTAGCATAATCCAATATCCATTGATCAGATTGATTATTATTTCCTACTTGACGAGGTTTCATCAAACAAACCTTATATGTACACCACAATTCTCCAATTGTAGCAGCAGCCTGCATACCAACAGTAGCAATATTAAATTTACCTAAATTATATAAACGAGGATCAGCATTATTATCGGAATCAGTAGGATTATCAACATAAAATAATCCATTACCTGCAGTAAGTGAAGGATCGCACTCAATAGGATGCATCAAAGACGCAGAAGGAACAGAAGATTGAGAAAACTCATAGTTTTCCATTTGTTGCTTATTAATAAAACTCTCAGCAAGAGAATTATATTGTGTAGCCATAACAACGGTACCCATAGCCGTATTAGTTGAAGACACGGCAGTACCACAAGTGGTTTTAAACTGAAAGACAAGACCTTGCCATACTATTTGCTCATAATTTCGAGCAACTTGAGATAACCAAGGAAATAATGCAGGATTAGAAGCATTAATATTAAACGAATCAAGTGCAAAAGCAGTAGACCCGCGCACATCTTTAATAAATTCACTATGTGTAACTACTGTACAACGTGGATTCTCACTAGAGAACTGCGGAACAGCATCCCTATTATACAACATCGCATTCTCTTGTACCGTATAATCACCATGACCAGTAATTGTCTTAATAATTGAATGACCTGCTTGACCGATTACACCGCCAGCAGCTGAACCGACTGCACCCATACCAAAAGGAGCACCAAGAGCGCCCCCAGCGACACTTCCAATGGTACGGCCGAGTCCAGGATATTTATAAGGCTTCTTATAATTAGCATAAAGCTTAGAAGCATAATTATTCGCCTTAGGCTTAGCCTTTGGCTTAGCTTTATAGTTAGTATTATTCTTTTTTCTGTAGGTCTTTTTAGGATAAGTAGACATCGTTCTCTAATATGTATAGTAATTAGAATTATAATTACAATTCAATTCCGATACTTTTTTTTGAAAAAACATCGGAATAGAAAAATTATAAAAAATAAAAATATCAATTCCGATACTTTTTTTTGAAAAAACATCGGAATAGAAAAATTATAAAAAATAAAAATATCAATTCTGATACTTTTTAAAGTAAAAACACGGGAATTGAAACAAAAATTTTAAAAATAGCGAAAGTTGAAAAATAAAAAAATTATCAATTCCAACGATTTTAATTAATTAATTAAAAAAATAAAAAGACATACCTATATATAGACAAAATGACACAAAGGCTAAGAGCAAGAGCATGGACCTTCACATCACAAAACTACGAAGAAAGATACGATAAAATCGTAAATAACTTAAAAACAGCTTCGTACTATATAATAGGTAAAGAAATAGCACCAACAACAGGTACTAAACACCTACAAGGATACGTATATTTTGATAATGCTATAACAGGAGCATCATTACAAAAAAAATTATGTGGAAAAGACCATATAGAAAAAGCAAATGGAACACCACAAGATAATAAAACATATTGTAGCAAAGAAGGTGACTTTATAGAACACGGCACAATGCCTAAACAAGGTAAAAGAACCGATTTACTAGAAGTAAAAGAACTAATAATAAATAAAAAAGTCACAGTAAATGAACTACTAGAAACAGATCCATACTTTTACCACGAGTTTGGACGTACTCTAGAAAAATTAGAAGATTTAGCTACAAACAAATCATTTAGAACCGAAATGACTGACGGTATATGGTATTATGGAGATACAGGAGTAGGAAAAAGTCATATGGCTTTTAAAGACTTCCATCCTGATACTCATTATATACATAATCCAGAAGATAAAGGATGGTGGGACGGTTATAAACAACAAGAAACCGTCATAATAAATGATTTTAGAGGTGAATTTAAATATAATTTCTTACTACAACTAGTAGACAAATGGCCTATGACAGTACCAAGAAGAAATAGGCAACCAATTCAATTTGTCAGTAAGAAAATTATTATAACGTCATCAAAGCACCCTAATTTAATATATAGAAAAGCGGTGCAAGAAGATAAAATAGATC